TCATGTTGGAAACACCCGTAACAGTACTGCCCGTAGTAGAACCCGTAACGTCTGCGTTTTTGCCTATCGCCGCTTGAGTCATGGTGCCGTTCACTTGAATAGTAAACAACTGGTTCGGGTCATCCATCACCGAGGCACTAATAGTACCGGATGTAATGTTGATGCTGCCCGGATAGAAGTTCTTCCAAGTAGGTTTCTGCGTGGTCGGGTCGTTGTAGAAGCAACCGTTAAACACGCCAACTGCTGAGACGTGTGTCGCGGGTGCAAATTTAACAAGAAAGCCAGACACAACAGTGACCAAGTCACCTTGGAAAATTGCGCCAGCTTGGTTGTCGTCAATGGTATAAGCGTACTGCTTCTGTGCGCCCGTGGCGGACAGGTTTCCCATAGCCCGGAGGCCATAGGGACTGTTTACGTTAGCCATGCTATATGTCCTTTAAGTGAGTTATTTGGAGGAGTCTTGCCCACCAATGCTTACACGTGACTGTCTTTCCGGCCTGTTAATCTTCATCGACGAGTGTGCATTCGTCTTTAACAAGTCGTTATCGACTGCCTTTATTTGGTCTTGGGTGCGCTCTGAATAATACTTCCTGCGCTCCTCAGCTGTTTCATCCGGGATTCTCGCCAGCAAAAGGCTACCAACGCTAATAACGCCAGCGTTTCTGCCTTCTTCAGGGCTTTGCCCAATAAAGTCTGGGTGCTCGTCTGCTCGTACCAGCTCATACCCTTCACGGATCTTTGCTGAGACGTTCATGCGATCATCCATTCCACCGGCCTCAGCTCGTATCCAACGATTCCTATATCCAGCAGGAGCGGGGGGAGCATCTAAACGTGAAGGGGGTGCCCATTCTTTGCGCCGCGCAGTGACTTCACGGGTTTGAGCCGTGCGAGGACTACGATTCAATCTTGGGACTTCTGGTGCGTCAGTCATGTCATTATTCCTTTACGTATTTAGCGTATTCTTCAAGAGGTACACCCAGTTTCTTTGCCATCGCAACTTGCCGAGGGTTAAGTCTGATCTGACGGCGTGCTGACGGATTGTTTAAACCCGATGATCGGGTAGCAGAGGCAACCGTTTGCACGGGCCGGCTGGCTCTGGTTGTTTGTTGCGCAGTTCCAGAAAACTTCTTTGGAAACAGTTCCTGTATTCTGCGATCTATCTCATCATAGTACTCATCTGACGTTGGGTCAAATCCTTCGTTTTTAACAAGCTCCACATGAATGCCTCGAACCGTGTTGGTCATCACCACGTCCGAGCCAAACCATGTGTTCTTTTCTGCCCACTCTTCAGCGCGAGCGTCTGGTCGCGGGGCTGCCTGCTGCGGAGCCTGCTGTCTTGCAGGTTCCGGTTGTTTTGCAGGTTCCTGCTGTATACGCCGCACCTGAGTCTCATGGCTCGCCAGTTGCTGCTGCTCCCAGATAGTCGCTGTCAACCGCTGGTTAGCTTCAGTCTCGGTGTCAATGTCGCCCTCTTCTCGAGCCCGGCGAATCACGTTTTTGAGCGCCATAATCTGCGTTTCAACGCGGCCCTTTGCCTCACCTACACGCTCCACGGTGGTCTGCGCATACTGCTTCTGCAGTTCTTCGTTGTGTGTCTGCACGTTTCTGGCGTATTCAATCGCTGACTGCTCGCGCCGTTCTGTCTCGCGCAGGCGCGCGGTCAACTTGTCGATGCGCTTTTTGACTTTTTCGGAGTACTGCTCTAACTCCTCCGCATCCGGTCCGCTCTGCACAACACCGGTAGTCTTGCCTTCGGTGTCCTCAGAGAGGGTTACCGTCGCCTCCTCCTCATCTTCCCCAATCTCAAATTCCAACTGTTCGTCTGAATTAATCATCATATTTTCCTCTTCACTTGTGCAATATACTTTCAGGGTCAGACACAATTCCCAAAATCTCATCATCGTTTAGAAAACGGATCTCTCCGCCTTCAATCTGGATGCGAGAACCCGCGTAACGACCAAACACTACCCAATCACCCGCCTTGCACCACGCGCCATTCGGAAACTTACTTTCGTCAGAATAGGCGAGTGGCCCCAACTTGAGCACGTAGCCCACGTTAGTTGCCAATTGAGTTCGTTCAGTGGTTTCTTTGGTCAGCACAATGCCGCCTTTTGATGTGCCAGCGCCGCGAAAGGGCAGCAGCGCAAGGCGCCACCCGGTGGGCTGGGGTATCATGTCCAAGACGCTTTGCGAGAGCCCTTCTTCCGGGACCTTGCCGTCATCGGTGTAGGCATCGTTTAACGAGGGTCTGGAATTGGATTTTTCGTCCGCCCATTTTTGTTCAAGCGTTGTCAACTTTGGCTGCATCGGTTAATCCTCTAAGTGTTTATCAAGTTCGCCTTTCACAATGGTTTCTGAAAGCCGAATACCCTCTAAACGCCCCATGAGATACCGATACCGCTCCATGTCGTTGACCGCACCACTTAGCACAAGCTGTTGCGTGTCTTGCTCTATCTGTCTAAGACTCTTTAGTACTTTTTCAGCAAAAGTGAGCATGGTAGTTCCATGTAAGCAGAAGGTTATCGCCACCGTCTGAAAGGCGTTTAGCAGTTTTTAGTAAATCTTTACGTCTTGGTTGCCATCCCGTTTCTTCACTATTCGGGGTTTTATACTTCCTCCCTCTTTTACCCCAAGTTCCTTATCGGTCCTAACTGTCCTGCTCTTTGTGCGAGACGCGCCTGTCTTGCGCTTGTTGTCAGATGATCGCATTGTCTCTCCTATGGTGCTGTGGGTTTGGGCGTGTTAATGCGCTCTCGGGCAACATTAAAACGCTGCTGCGCAATCTTTTCTTGTGAGGCAATGCGCTCATCGTTAGCCTGAGCGTTTTCCTGTATGCGCATCTGCTCGTTTTGCAGCCCCTGCTGCTTCACTTGGATGTCCGCTTGATCATTCGCCGCGCGCTGCTTGAGTTCCTGCTCTTTGAGCGCAATTACCGGGTCAGGGCCTACGCCTTCGCCTGCTAACTGACTCTGCGTTGTCCTTACGTCCATGAGATACTGGGCGATATTCAACGAGACCATTGCTTCACGCTGCATTTCAGAGATCATGCGATCCGGATCATTGCCGTATTGACGGAACAACTCTGCGGCGGCATCTTCTTCGGCCTTGAGCTTAACGTGCTCCATCACATGCTTTTGCAACTCAACGGCTGCAAGCGGATTGCCCTGCACCAACGGCGATAGGCCCATGATTAGGTGCGATGCAATGTGCGAATCGTGCTGCTGGCCGGCAAACGCCTTGAGCTGCTTTCCGTCAATCGCATCAATGTTCTCGCTTGCCGAATCCTTTGGCTTTTGATTGGTCTGGGTCTTCAGAATGCCCTCAATGTCTCGCACATTCATTGCCTGATAGACGCGGTAGTACGCTTCGTACAGGTTGTGCATGTGCGGGGCGCTCTGGGCAAGCTGGAGCTGGGTCTGCGCCAAGGTAATGCGCTGCGATGCAGAGAAGACATTAGGGTCAGCAACCGGCAGGACCGATACCTTGTTGTCAAAGTCAGCCTGCTTTATTAAACGAGATGCTCCGGGGACATCGTATGGGTACTCCGCCGGTAAGTATTGTCCAAACCCCCGGAAAAGCATCTCAAACTCTTGCGTCTGCGCGTAATACAGGCGCTTGTGGATGGCAGACATTACCAGTGACCCGCGCTCAAGCAGTGCAAGGGTGGTGCCCACTGCCGCTTGCTGGTTGGCATCGCCTACCTGCATGTCAGCAATGCTGGCAAGGCGCTTGCCGGCGTCCACTGTAAAGCTTAGGAGCGCAAACAAGGTCTGGCTTGGCTCTTTGTAGGGCAGCGGCAGCAATGAGGAGCTTAATTCAGCGCCTCCTGCGTCAATATCACGCCATTCGCCCGGCTGGATGGGACTGTCGTCGTCCGCGATCCTCGCGCCCTTCGCTTTAAAGCCTGCGGGGAGGTTAGCCAGCGTTCCAGCGTCCAATAATTGACGCAGCGCAGCGGTTGCCGTCTTAGCCAAGTTGCCAATCAGGTGAACAAAGCCTAAACCGTAGGCGCCAAGGCCGCTGACCAGCATGTAATGCACAAAATACTCAATCCGCAGGCGCAGGGGGTCGTCTTCTGCCCAGTTTCGACGCACACTGATCACCCGACCGCTGGTTTCGTCGGTCGTGACCACATAAGGCAGCTTAATTCCCGTTGGCTCGCCGTCCTCCTCTACGTCTTCGTAGCCCGGGATGTCCAAATCAACGTGAAACTCCAACAATGCAATCTCTTCTGGCTCGCCTGACGCCCGTATGCCCGTAATTCGGTCAATAGTGGCGCCAATTTCGTCTTGTGAAATGCCAGAACCGTCAGGAGAAACGTCTATATCAAGGTATTCGTCCGCGTATACACGCTTTTTGAACTCGTTTGAGTCCATTGCAATGCGGTGAGTAATGCGCCGGCATTCGGAAATCACGCTCGAGCCGTGGTAGGGGATGTAAAGATCGTCGGCAAGCACCAAACGACTGACCATCCTGCCCATTTGCGCGTCGTAATACACCTTTTTAAAGGTAGATCCGCCGTATCCGGTGTAGAAAAGAAGCTGATCAAACTCCGGCGTGTACTCTTTCATCACCGTTGTGATCTGATAATTCATGTAATCCTGTACGCGGGCCGCTTGCTGGATCTTATCAAGCGTTTCTTTGCCCAGCGTCTGCGCGCGCACCGGTCCGCCGGCAGGCATCAGCTCTTTAAACGACTGCGCTTGGAACTGGATGATGGCCTCGGTCAGCATTGGATGCACCACACCGGCTGCGCCCCGGAAGGGCTGGGTGCGCTCGTCCATCTTAAAGCCCAGCAGATCTAGGCCCTTGGCGTACATGCTTTCCCAGTCAGAGCGGCTAGACCTATCGGCCTCAAACAACGCCATCAGGTCAATGGATATCGACCCAAGATCGTTCGTATCGATAACCGCAGCAAGGTTGCCGTAAAACCCAACATCGTCATCCTCCTCCTCACCTAACTCGATGATGGCACTGCCGTCTTCCTCAAGGATGATCTCGATGTCAGGCGAATCCTCCAACATGTCCAGCATGTCGGAGGCGGGCATGAGGTTCGATACTTTATCAATGGGCATTTCTAGGTCCCTTGTAT